TGATATAATATTTTCTAGCAAGTTTTTCATATTTTTTATCTTTAGTGTTAGCATACATTTGTTCTGCTTCTAACATCTTCTTTTTAAATGTAACTCTATCATCATATTCTTTTTGTATAATTCTAGGTAACATACCTTGTTTATCTCTTTTAAACATGGCACCGTTTGCTGCTAAACAATTGCCATCGCTTGTGTCTATTCTTTTATTCAGTAAGTCATCTTGATTGACAGGTCTCTTTTCAGGAAACATTGTTTCAGGTGAAATATTATATTGCATAATCAAGTGAGGATATAGTGAGTTCAAATCAAAAGACACAACCCAATCATGAAAACCTACGTTAGGATCTTTTACATATGCACCTACTAGTTCCTCTTTGTGTTCTTTAGGTGTCATATCACGCATAGGTATAACTATATCATATTTTAATAATTCATTGTAAATAATTGTATCCCACATTCTAACTTGTGAAAACACATCTTCATAGTTTGCCTTGGCGTTATATGCCATTGTTATTGCTAAATCAATTAGTTGTAATCTATCTTCTAATCTATCAACAAGTTCAACGTCAACAATATTATAATCTATAAAAGATTGTATGTCTTGTTGATACCACTCTTTGAAAGTATCATAAGGGTTTTCATCTTTACGTTCACCTAGTTCTACAAATGCAATATGATCAAGAGTATATCTCTCTTGCATTTTAATTGTAAATTTTGTATAGAGTTGTAGATAGTCAAGTTGTGCGATACCTAACAATCTAAAAAATGTTTGTGATTTACCTCTTACATATGCAGTATCTTCATCAATAATATTCCAAGGCGATAATCTCTTAGTTGCACTTTCACCTATTATCTTTTTCATTCTATTAACAAGATAAGGTATATCAAAATATTTACTATTCCAACCTGTGATAATATCAGGTGGATACTTAGACCAAAATTTTAGAAATTGTATAAGTAAATCTTTTTCACCTTTACACTTTACATAGTGAACATTTTTTTGTTTTACTTGAAAATCAACAAGACCCCAAACTAAAATGTTTTTTGTATTGTGATCTTTTACAGTAATACATATCATTTCTTCTACTGCTTGATTTACATTAGGAAAACCTTGTTCAGCAGTCACCTCAATATCTATTGTATAGATACGAAGTTTTTCTCTTTCGTAATCTACAATGCCAGGATATGCGTCTGAAATATATTGATATTGAAATCTATCTGTGCCATGAATAAATTCAGAATGATCTTCGTATCGTTTGATTGCTGATCTTGCTTCTTTGATTGATTGATATGTTTTAGGTGCTAGTTTTTTACCACTTAATGATTGATATTTTGAATCGCCTCTGGTAGGTAGATATAGTCTAGGTGTCCAGGTAATACGATCTTCAAATCGTTCACCATTCTCAAAACCTCTAACTAATAATTGATCACCATAAGGCGAAACATTGGTATAAAAACGCATAATATATTATATCACTATTGACTTAAAAAGTCAAGCCTAGTTTTCACGAATAAAGTGTTTTTTGATTACATCTAATTGATCTTCATATTGAGCAATCTTATCTAATTCTTTTTCTATTGTTTCTACAATATCAGAATGCTCGCCAATACCTATGGCAGTTCTAAGATAGATTTCCACATTTGCTTTGTGTTTTTCTATTTGCCCTTCAGCGTGCTTTCGTAAAGCGTCTAGTAAGATATGTCTGTTATGTGGGTCAGGTGTCATTTATTTCCTCTCATCTAAACTATACTTAGTTGTTGCAACATATTTTCTTGAAGGATTTACTGCAACATTAAGTAAACTTAATATATCTCTGTTTAATAGAACAGGAGTTCTATCCTCTCTGTCGTCTATCATGAAATTACTAGTGTAATTAGTACCTTCAAACTCAAAATTTAATTTTACTGTATATCTCTTTTCAGAATAATTATTTAATCCTCCTACATCTACATTAGATATTTTTACGATACTACTTGTAATTGTTTTATCATTTAATGTCCATGTTATGGATTTACCTTTTACATCAATTTTATCTGCATGTATTGTTGGCGCTGACGCACCATTACCAGTATCAAATTTTGCAATCAGTTCGCCAAAAGGTTTTATGTTTATGATTTCTAAAAATCCACATTGTGTTGAAACAGGATATCTATTATCAGGATTTGCAAAATGATCGATTACTGTTTTAACAATATTCTTACCTGACGCTTCTTCAATACCTTCTGTGCCTGGCGAATGATTAACTTCTAATATATATGGTGGTTCTGTTTTAGGATTTTTACTAGGTATAAAATCAACTGCTGTCCATGAACCGTCAATTGCCTTTGATGCTTTTAAACTTTCTTCTATTTCTAGTTCAGTCATTTTATATTCTTTTACTTTTGCACCTTGCGAAACATTTGATCTAAAGTCGCCTTCAATTACATCTCTTTTCATAGACGCAATAATTTTACCACCTAAGATTATTACTCTTATGTCGCCGTCTGTTTTAATATATTCTTGTAATAGTAAATCTATATCAGGATTTTCATTGTATAATAATTGCACTATAGATTCCATTTGTCTTTCAGATTCAATAAACAAAACACCTATGCCTTTAGAACCTTCTATTGTTTTCATGATACAAGGATATTTTAAATCAATACTTTCAAACGCTTGTTTCCAACCATCTTTGTTAGGTACTAATGCAGTTCTAGGTTGTGTTAAACCAAAGTCTTGTAGTTTTACATAAGTTCTATATTTGTCAGAAGATATCTCAACAACTTCTCTACTGTTTACCATAGTGATACCAGTTTTTTCAAGTCTAGATACTAAGTTTAAATAACTTTTTTTCAATCTAACTGTGCCACGAACAAAGGCAACTGTATTGTCTCTGTTTAACTCAAAACCTTTTTTATCATCTAGATTGTATATCTTATATACACCATCATGAAAACCAATATATGCACCTTCTATTTCTGCAATATATAATTCATGACCTGCTTTTTCTGCTTCTTCTTTAAATCTTCGTGCTGTGCGAAATAGTTTTTGACCTTTAGGTTTAGGATCACCAGAAACTACAAGTATTCTGTATTTTGTATTTCCTGTTTGTTCTAGAAAAGATTTAATCTTGTTGACTTTCATTTGGGTCTTCTTCTTTTTTCTTACCTATGTTATATTTAGGTTCAAGTACCCATTCGTTCTTTTCTTTAAATGGTAATACTTTTATCTGTGATAACGGTGCCTTAGTTGTCACTTCACCTACTAATTCAATTAAACCCCAATCACTTAAAAGTTGTGCAATTGTGTTTCTTCTTTCTATATCGTTAATAAAAATATTTGCTGTCTTGCCGTCTAGGGCAAACAGTTCTTTAAAATGTACAATAAAATATCTACCTTGTTTATGTAGAATATGACACGACTGGTATATCTTGCGTTCTTTTCTACTTGCAACCCCTATTCGTGTAAGTGTCTCTCGTATTTTTAGGAAATCATCTGGCTCTTTGATCTTCACCTCGAGCATACTGTCTGGTTTCCATTCTATAACCTCACTCATTTCTTTTTCCCACCTTTACTTATTTTTTCTTTAATATAATCAATCTGTTCTTTAGTCAGTAAAGATAAAACTTCTTTCGCCCTATTATTACTATATTTGTAATACTCTTTGATTGCCTCTAAATCTTTGATTTTAGACGCTTTCAACCATTTGCTAAATCTTTTTTGACTTCTTATAGTATTTAGTAGAAACGAAAATTGCATATGTTTTGTTGCATGATGTAATCTATTCATTTCGTTTGCCATCATAACAGTATCAGAAAAGTATGATAGACCCTTATTGATTATATAAGGTGGGTATTTCTTTTCCCATGCTTCATCATCTGTGTCCATCAATTTCTTTTTAGACCAGTTGATTGCTGTGAGATAACTTGTTAAACTATAATCTTCACTCATTAATATACCTATCTAATGTTGCTTCTTTAGGTTTATGTAAAGCAGTTTTTGTAGCACATTGCCAAACATCCCAAGCAGGTTTAGATATTGGCACTCTAGTAGGTTGATCTAACTCTATTAAACCTTGTCCGTCTGTTTTAAATTTT